TCACTATTCGGAATTCCTTCCATCAAAGGAGCAACATAATTCTCATATCTCTCTCTGGAGATGATTAAAGTGCAATCATCCTTATCTTCAATCCCAAATTTGGATAAAATTGTTCCCTGACCACCAAATCCTTCATAACTATCAAGATATGCTTCCAAAGGAAAGGCAGATTCAAACTTAGATTCAATAACTTCCCTGATTACTGTGTTAGTTGTGACGTATGAACGAGGCATATAATAGCACTCGATTCCATACATCTTCAACTGTTCGTTGATAAGACTCTGTACAAGACCTTGTTCTGTCTTTGTACCATTTAAAAAGAAAGGATTAAGTGCCATGTCTATTAACCAATCATATCCATAGGTGGAAGTTCATAATTAAATGTCATTCTTTCTTTGATTTCATCAAGTTCTTTGATTGCATCATCAAAAATCTGTCTTCCATTGAACTCGATTCCACCAGGAAGTTTAACTCCTTGGAATTTGATTAAGTTTTGTCCCCATTGTCTCTTAATTAGAGCAGTCAGGTATGGTTTGAGGAAAGAATCATTCCACATTCTTGAATAATCTTCACCATCAAGTCCTCTGTAACACTCAATAATTAAAAACTCATTCTCTCTCAAATTAGCCCAATCAACATCCAGATACATTCTGTCTACTCTTTGATTGAATCTAATTTTCACATGAGTATTAAGGAGAAAGTTCATCGTCTCCAAATAACTCATAGTCATTGAATATGACAACATGTCAAATCCAGCCCCACCCCAAAGTTGAACACCATTCAACATATATTGATATTTGACATCCCACATTCCAGATCCAGTGCCAGTGCTGTTATATTGAAATACCTTTTCTACTCCAATAATATCAGGAGGAATTTGTATGTAATTACTATTCTCATAGTATGTAAATGTAGCAGCAGTACCTACAATATTAGTAGTTACACTAGTAGAAGCAATTCCTATTGATCCAGAACCATTAGAAGGAGCTCCAGGAGGCCTTGCCCTACCTCTATCAATATCATCTTGTGTGATTTGGTACTTTAAATATACCTTTTCCACACCATCAAAGTGTCTTTCTTGAAAATACTGAATAGCATCATCAACTAAGTCGTCAATCTGTTCTTCGGCAACATTGATCTCCAGAACAGGAGCGCCAAGTTGTCTCAGACAATAGTCAACTAATTCTTGTCTATTAGTAGGCTGAGCCATTACTCACAATACTTTTTTTCTATTTATCTACTAGTTGCATCAGCAAATTCTTAATATCTGAGAGATCACCTTTGATCTCCTCTACTCTAGTTTCTAGGCTATCAATTCTCTGTTTATCAGTTAGAAGTTTATCTCTATTTGAAACATAGGCTTGATAACCCACACTATCTGTATTCACGATAGCCTTTGAAGAACTATCACGATACAGATTGTTATGATCTTGAACTGGTACTCTCATTATGCTAGTGAAATTGTTCTAAAGTTTCTAATCATTGGAACCGTTGCCTGATTCGTAGAAGTACCAATCAGTTTGATTCTAAATGAACTGAATGGTGGGAGTTTATCCACACTAAACTTATACTCTCTGTATTGAGTGATACTTGGAGTTGGTGAGAACACATCAACCTTAGGTACATTCAAATCAGGTGAACCATCACTATTGGTACTACTAATGATAGTTCCATTTGGATTGAAGTTTTTAAATCCAGGGAAAGGAATGAATACTACCTGATCTACAGGTACATTTTGATTCAATGAATAGAAACATCTCAAATCCGAATCTGTTGGAACATATGCGTCTACAAATACTTGTAATGCAGAACCAGGATTCTCAAGAGATATATTCTTAGTTACATAGAAGAATCTACTAGGATCATTAACTGTAGAGTTAACTCTAGGATCAGTTGCGTAGTTATCAATTACATCATTAACCCTATTTGTAGTGAAGATTACTGAACACTGATTAAGATCAACAGCTGGAGAGATTCTAGTATCACTAGTAGCAAGATCCAAATTCATTGTGAATGATTTGTTGCCAGGAAGTTCATCCAAGTAAAGATCCTCATTAACTTTAGAAGCAACAATTCTTGGCTCAGTGAAGTAGTTTTCTTTTCTAAGAGCAACTTCCTCAAATCCCTTATCAACAAATGATGGTTCACTACCTGATACACTTGTTCCACTTGTAGTACGAACAGAAGGAATGATGTTAGTTCCTGTTGGTTCCATTGTATTCAACTGAGGAATAAACATCTCATAAGGAATATTATAAGTTGCCTTACCATTAGGCCCACCACCTTGAGTTGATTCATTGAAGAATAGTTTCTTCAAACTAATTCCACTACGATCAGTACCATAATCAGTATCACTCATATCAACCTTGAGGTTATATGAATCAAGAGTAATTGGATCACTAATTGTTACATTGTTCAAACTATGAGTTCTGTTGATTCTTCTTAGTGATACACCATTGAGTTCATACTTGTAAACAAGATTACCTACAGTGTGTCTTTCAATCTGTGAATTGTCAACACCTCTAGTGATACCTGTAAGGATATTACCTTGAACACCAGTGTACTCAATAACCTCAGAACCAATCTTAACATATCCAGGATTAGTAGCTCCAACTCCAATACCCTCAAAGGTACCATATGGTGTAGGTGTTAGGCTATTACCAATTGAAATGTTATCAGTAGAATTGAGAGAGAATTCAATAGCCAATGTTGTGGGAACAGTCTTGGTATTCAAACCAGAGATTGTAACTTGATTACCAGGTGAATGTAAACCATGATTTCTGTGGAATACATTGAAATGAACTCCATCATTGATATCTCTGATAGGTGAGATTGGAACAACCTGATCAGAAGCGTTGAATGATGTTACAAAACCACTACTATTTGTATACTTAAGGAAGTCATTGACACCTGTAGAGAATACACCTTGAACTTCATCAATGATTACTTCATTTCTTCCATAGATTTCAGATACTGAAAGTCTCATACCATCACCAAGGTTGTCACTACCAATTGATATTGGTTGTAGAACATCACCAATAGCAAATCCTTTACCACCACTAGTGATAGTAGCTCCAATAGCTGATCCATTTGAGATGGTAATATCAGCAACAGCGTTAATGCCATTACCAGTTACAGCTGTAAGTGCAATTCCAGTGAATGTATAGTACGAAGAATCCGATGGTGTAAATCCTACTCCAACATTAGTGAGTGTGAGATTACCAGTTACAGATCCACCATAACCAACAAATCTACCACTAGCATCTGTGTTTTCTTGAGTGATTAGATTACCACTATCCAAATCTGTACTTGTTACAGTAGTTCCAAGTCCAACTCTAATACTATTAGAATTCATTTGAATTGGATCTGCAGTCATAATCTCAACATCAGATGGAAGATTAGGATTGAAGAACTGAACAGATCCATTAGGAACAAAATCAGCTCTGAACAGTTGGAATGTTAGATCTTCATACTGTGAAGGTGTCCATACAGAAGCGTTCTGTGACTTATACAATGAACCCAACAATCTCTGTGAAGAAACCAGGATTTGTCCTTCTTCTCTACCTAGTGTGGATACATCAGATTCACCAAGTCTAGAGATCCATACTGTGTACTCTGTGGAGTTGGAAAGAATAATCATTGCATATTCTCTCTGTCCATTCAAGAATACAGGGGATTCAAATGTGAACTTAGTAGGGACACTAGCGTTGTCTGATACTTGAATTTCTCTTGGATCTTTGGATACCTCTGAGTATGCCAAAATCTTAGAACTTGGAGTACCCAATTCAACTTCACGAATCTGAACTGTAACAGGTGTACTATCATCCTGAGGAACAGCCTGGAAGAAGATATCCATACTACTCAGATATATTCCACTAGTATCATCAACAATGAATGATTGTGCAAGAGGATCAAGATACACACCAGTCAATCTTCCACCATCCGTGTTACTAGTAACGGCCGTTGTAGATGAAGTAGAAGAATCAGTCAATGTTCTCTGTTGAGTGAAATCTTGACTGTCAACTCTAGCATTTCTCAAGGAAAGTGTAACTTCCTGAGTATTATCCATATCACCTTGTGAGTAGAATATCTCTTCTGCTGCAGTAGTGATAATACCAGGAACACGGCTATCTACAGGTGAACTGGTGAATCTCATTCTGGATCTACCAGTTTCAAAGATTGGGTTAGCTGGATCAGTTGAACCAGGAACTCTGAAACAACCAATCAGTGTTCCTAAACGATCACCAATCAATCTAACTGCAGTTACTCTAGCCTCAGCTCCACTATTAACACCCCTCAGAATCATATTTGTTGCAATGAATCCTTGGAACTGTGGAGATGCATCATCAGCCAAACTGAATGTATCAATATTCAGTGTTGTAGATGTTTCTGAATATGTTTCAGAAATTCTCTCATCTCTGTTGTATGGGTTCCTTTCAAAAATATCAGTTGGTGAATTATAAGGGCCATACTTGTGGTTTGGTATAGCAACTCTTGCTACAATAGCTGCCCTTGTGCTTTCTTCATCATCCTGAGTGTTTTGTTGAGATGGCATGATACCAGCGATAGCTTCTGATACCTGGAAAGTTCCAGAAACCATTTCAATCTCTACCAACTTAGGCATACAGAATCTTGCAACATCCACATTATCAAAGAATGGATATACCTGTGTGAAGGGTTTCATTCTAGTAGCTGTAAACTCAATGTTACGAGCTCTCATAAACTGAATAACTTCACGAGATACAATACGATCACCAAGTGATTCGGTATCAATCTGTTCATTAACAGTGAATCGTTCTCCTTCTCTCTGTTGATTTAACTCAACAGTAGTTGAACCTGTAACTGTTGTTTCAGTAACTACACCACCTGATACTTCAACCCTAAAACCGCTCGGTACTGGTGATGAGAGAGGTCGATTAGTACCCCTGAGATCATTGAACTCCTGCATAGTTCCTTTTCTCAGTGTATTATTGATATTTCTCGTATTAGAAGAGCTATTCATATTGAAATCAATATCAACACCCATGGTTTCCCATGACTGCCAAATAACTGGTGTGATTCCACTTCTTGAACCATCTCTATTGGTTCTAATATCTGCACCAAGTGATTCTGCTACACCCCTGAATGAACCTTCTTGAAGAACATCACGAACTTCCAATTGGTTAACATCAATCCAAACATCAACATCAGGTTCAAACCTGATTGAACCTTCCCAGAACTTAACAAGGAAAGGAGTAACACTCTCAACTCTTGTAGCGAAGGGTTGTGTCAACCAACTAACTTCATTGTAATCAAGAGTGACCATTTGACCAACTCTCTTTACATTAGTCCCAAGAATATCAGCGTATCTAATATCTTGATTAGGTGCGTTAGTTGTACCAATACCAGCAATAGTAGTGTTACCAATTTCTAAATTAATAGCTGTTGTAAAGTGAGAAGGTCTTAGTGACTTATTCTTTCTATTGATACTATTTCTAATACCAACTCCACCGTCCTGAACCTCTAGGCTTGAGAAGTTATCAACAACTACACCAGACTTAAATCTATTCAATCCATTAGCATCAGGTA